CCATAAGGATATAATCATGGGTCAACGTAAGGGTTTATACGCAAACATCGCAGCCAAACGCAGACGTATCAAAGCAGGCAGTGGAGAGAAGATGCGTAAGGCGGGTAGTAAGGGCGCACCATCTAAGGCTAACTTTAGGCGTGCGGCACAAACAGCAAAGAAGAAGTAATGGCACGTAAACCAGACAACATGCCCAAGCGAAACAAGAAGAACTTCCGACCAACCAAGTCGGGAGCAGGCATGACTGAGGCTGGTGTTAAGGCTTATCGTAAGAAAAACCCCGGAAGTAAGCTCAAGACGGCTGTTACGGGTAAGGTTAAGGCAGGAAGCAAGGATGCAAAACGTCGTAAATCATTCTGTGCTAGGTCTGCAGGACAAATGAAGAAATTTCCTAAGGCGGCTAAAGACCCGAATAGTCGTCTGCGTCAAGCACGTAAGAGGTGGAAATGTTAAATATGTTGATAGGACCTGTAGCTGATTTAGCAGGGACTTGGTTACAGGGTAAGGTAGAAGAGAAGAAAGCCCAATCAGCTACGAAGGTTGCTAAAGCAAAAGCTGAAGCAGTCATCATGGAGAAGAAAGCTACTGGCGAGATTGACTGGGACTTGGAGATGGCTAAAGGTAGCCAGAACAGTTGGAAAGATGAGTGGCTGACTATTTTGTTCTCTATTCCATTAATACTGGCATTTATCCCCGGAATGGAAGAGGTAGTAGCAAATGGTTTTGCCCAGTTGGAAGCAATGCCTCAGTGGTATCAGTATAGTCTTGGCATTATTGTGGCTGCTTCTTTTGGAGTACGTAGCGCGACTAAATTCTTCGGGAGAAAATAATGGCTGCAAAGATGATGTTAGAATACAAGATAGTACCACGCTTAATGATGCTTGTAATGACAATCATGTATATAAGAGTGATTGAGTGGGGTATGTCTTTAGAAGATTTGTCAACACAACAAAGCGCAATGATATCTGTTGTATCTGGTGCAATGACAGGTGCATTCGCAGTTTGGTTAGGGTCGGAGACTAAGAAATGAAAAAAGAATTAAGTAAAAGCCAGAAGGCTATGATGAAAAAGCATGGCAAGCAACATTCTAAAAAACACATGACTGCTATGAAAAAAGACATGAAGGCAGGCAAATCTTTTGGACAGGCTCACAAGAAAGCTATGAAGAAGGTAGGCAAATGAATCTAGACAAGCTGAGAGAAGAACTAGCTGAAGATGAGGGCTGTAAGTACGAAATATACCTTGACCATCTAGGATTGCCTACGTTTGGGATAGGGCATTTGATTACTAAGAACGACCCAGAGTATGGTAAGGACGTAGGAGCAGTTATAGAACAAAGTCGTGTACAATCTGCATTTAATCTTGATATTACTGTTACAATAGAAGACTGCCACAGGCTCTATAAAGACTTTAACGATTTACCAGAAGAGGTACAGCTAATCATTGCAAACATGATGTTTAATCTAGGCTATCCACGTTTGTCTAAGTTCAAGGGTATGAAGGCAGGAGTTGATACTAGGAACTGGTCTTCTGCAGCCGATGAGATGGTCGACTCGCGTTGGTACACTCAAGTACCCAACCGCGCACGACGTTTGGTAGACAGGATGAGACAGGTAGACAACGATGCCTGATTTAAACATTGTAAAGTTTGTAAGCAAGATAGTGCCCCTAGCAACATCTACAACAGCTATATATACGTGTCCCACAAACCACACGGCTGTTGTAAAACTTCTTGCATTTTCTAACAAGGACACTAGTGATAGAACATTTGACCTGTCAGTCACTGTGTCTGGTGGTTCTGCACAGCAGATACTAGATGCCTTCAACATAGCTACAGCCACAAACATTGTATATGTATTTGACGATGGAAAACCGTTCTTTATGAATGCGGGGGATGCACTATCTGGGGTGGGTTCTAGTGCAAGTCAAGTTATTGCTCTGTTAGCTGTAGAAGAGTTTTATGACCCAAATAAATAGGAGAGGAGTATGCCCCTCAATAAAAAAGGAAATGAAATCATGTCTTCTATGAAGAAAACCTATGGAGATAAAAAAGGTGAGCAAGTCTTCTACGCAAGTAAGAACTCTAATAAAATCAAGGATGTTGAAGAAAAAGCGAAGGGCGGCAAAGTTAGAAAAACTAGCAAATCGTCGAAGCCTAAAAAGAAGAGCAAGAGTAGAGTTAATGAAGCTGGCAACTACACTAAGCCCAGTATGAGAAAAAGATTATTTAATAGAATAATGGCTGGAACTAAGGGCGGTAAGGCTGGGCAGTGGTCAGCAAGAAAAGCACAGTTGCTTGCCAGCGAATATAAGAAAGCAGGCGGTGGCTATAAATAGCTATAAAGTTTGAAAGGGACTTAAATGCTAGCAGAGACTATGGCAGGAATCGCACTCGTAAAAGCGAGTGTAGACGGGATAAAGAAGGCTATCACCACTTGTAATGATATAGGTGATATTGCAAAATATATTGATGGGTTGTTTGAGGGCGAACAACAGATACAGAAGAAACGAAGTAAAGCTCAGAAAGACCCGTTTGCCGTAAACACGATTGCCGAAGAAACGATAAATGCCAAGCTTGCACAAGAGCATATGCAGGAAATGAAGAACCTGATAAATATGCGCTTTGGTCCCGGTGTCTGGGAAGGTATTATTGCTGAACGAGCTAAGAGAATACAGGAACAGAAGGAAGCGGAAAGGCAGGAGCGCATAGAAAAAAGGCGCAAACACAAGGAACTTATCCATACCGTAGAGGTTGGGGGTTTAGTAATAGCAGGGTGTGTAGGCGCAATCGCAGTTCTTGTTGCCTTAGTAATTTTATTATAAGACCTTGCTAAAACTATGTGTGCCTTGTATACTAGAGTATTTAGGAGTTTACGATGTCCTTTATCTTGGATACCCTTAAATACAGGTACAGACATACTGCAGAAAAGTCTTTACAGAGGGTAAAAGACCTTATAGTGCAAAACCTAACAGTCTGGGACGATTTAGACGACGCTCTAGATAAATTACAGAGAGACGAATCTCGCGAACAAACCTTTCAATATGTCCTCAAAATGATGGAGAAGAAAGATGGCATTAAAGAAGAGCCAACGCTCTTTGAAGAATTGGACAAAGCAGAAGTGGAGGACGAAGAGTGGGAAACCGTCCAGTAAGACTGGAGAACGGTATTTACCGACAGCAGCTATCAAAAGCCTCACGGCAAAAGAGTACGCGGCTACCACGCGTGCTAAAAGAAAAGGAACTAAGGCTGGTAAACAGCACGTCAAACAGCCTAAAAAGATACGTGCTAAAACAAAACGATATAGATAAGGAGTAAACTATGTCTGCAAAATCCAACTATCTGGAAAAAAGGGTGTTAGACCATTTTTTAGGAACATCCTCTACATCAGCACCTAGTAACGTGTATCTTTCTTTGCACACCGCTAATCCAGACGAAGATGCCTCTGGAACAGAGTTGTCAGGTAACGGCTATTCACGTCAAGTAATAACTTTTAATCCCGGACACGCTACAAACGGTACAGCCACTAATAGCTCTGTAGAAGAGTTTACAGCTAGTGGTGGAAACTTCGGAACAGTAACACACTTTGGTATATGGGACGCTTCTTCTGGTAGCAACATGCTATATTATGGTGCTTTGACAGCATCTAAGGTTATAGCAGATGGTGACACTCTACGCTTTGCGGCAGATTCAATAACTATTACTGAGGCGTAAAAGTTATGGCACTTGTTGTTGCTGATAGAATAAAAGAAACGACTAGCACTACAGGCACAGGGACGTACACGTTAGCGGGTGCAACTACTGGCTTTGAGGCTTTTTCTGTTATTGGCAACGGGAATACTACCTATTACTGTTGTACGGATAGTACGGACTTTGAAGTAGGCATAGGTACATATACGTCCTCTGGCACTACACTAGCCCGAACCACGATACTACAGTCTAGTAACTCTGACAATGCTGTTAACTGGTCATCAGGGACAAGGGATATCTTTGTAACTCAACCAGCAGAGAAAGCGGTGTACTTAGACGCAAGTGGTAACATAGAGGCTTTTAACGCAAGTAACCTCACGGCTATAAATGCTTCTAACATATCTAGTGGCACATTATCTGAAGATAGGCTTCCTAGTGGCGGTCCCA